ATCGGTGCCGAGACCAGTTGGCCTTCCAGTTCAGCCATAGCCTTCTCGCGAAGTGACTTGTAGTGTTTCTTCTGGTCGTCCGTAAGCTCCACCTCGTAGTATTGGTAGATCTTCTCGGGTAAGTCCAAACACTCAAGTTTGGTGCGGCGTGAAGACCAGCTTTGAATCGAACGGGTGAGTTCATCGAGATTCTTGAAGCCCTTGACTTTAGTGAACGCCCTGTTGCCTGCGGTGATCTTGACCATCTCTGCATACTTTGCCCTGAATGTGTAGTAGCTGGTGCAGCCCAGCAAGTGCGGGTTGAGGAACCAGGCCTGACTGAACAGATCCAACGGATTATTAGTCACCGGGGACCCCGTCAGGATCCGCCTGTAATCCGCCTTGCGTCCTATCTTAACCGCTGCCTTCGTGCGCTTAGCGTCCCTGTTCTTAATGGTTGTGGATTCGTCAATCACCATCAGCGTATTGTGGCAGTTGACAAATGAATCAGCCGTCTTGTAGCTGCGGTCAAAGGCCAGTGCCTCGATGTTCATGACGAAGATCTTCAGGGGTTCCATGGGTGTCAGCAGCAGGTCGTAGCTCTTCTTGAGTTCCGTGTTGGCCGATGAGTCCCAATACGTACCGACCCAATCGATGTAGTCTGGCATGTGTTCTGGTAGCTCCTTGGTCACCCAATTGCGGTAGGAACCCTTGTTGCCTAGGATAAACACGGCATTGATCTTGCCTGTCGCATACAACCATGCAGCCGTGTCGACCGTGGTCTTAGACTTGCCAAGGCCCATCTCCCAAAACAGCGCGTATTCGTCCATGTCCCTGCTGAGCATGAAGTCTGCGTCTTGATGGTCAAACGGCTTGGTCTTGTATTTGTAGTCAATCATAGGTCAAAGTACCTTTGCGTGCGTGGTGTAATGATGTGTAGATTCTTCTTGGTCCTGGTGGCTGCTACGTAAAACACGCGTAGTTCATCGTCTTGATTCGCTTGGTATCCGTCATAGGTCTTGGGGCTGAGGTCCGTGATCAGCAGCACGTTGTCTGCCTCGCCGCCCTTGCTGCCATGGATCGTGCTGATCATGATGCGGGGTTCGCCGCTCAATGCTTCCCCTTGTCTTAATGCCGAGAGAAAATATTCCTTCTCCTCGTCGCTAATGCGGTCAAGAGCCACGTGCCAGATGGCCTTGGTCTGCAGCCCATACTTCTCGTGCAGCATGTCCATGTTGATCATGTCTTCTGTCAGGGTCTTCAGGGACAAGTGACCATGGTCCACCATCCGCTTTGACATGTGCGCGTAGACCAGCTTCAGCTGACTGGCGGCAATGTACTCACCTTTGCGTAGCTTCTCCCAGGCCCTTATGGCTAACAGTGCCTCAGACTTACGAGGTGAGAATCCTTGACACTCGTAGGCATAGCCCTCACGATGGCATAAGTCAACCAATTCCCTGAGCATGTAGACATTCCTAGCAAGAAGCAGCCATGTCCCTTGGCTCATGTCAACGTGTTCTATGTCGTTGTGGTAGTTAATGGATCCTTGGTGCGCAGCAGGTTTGAAAATCTTTTCTCGCCTTCTAGTGACCGATCTAATGATGTCAAAGCTGAGGTCGTGCACAACCGCCGGTATTCGATAGGACTGGTCAAGAACGCGCACATTCCCATCCAAGGCGATGAAATAATCGATGTCAGCTCCTGCCCAACGAAAGATTGCTTGATCATCATCTCCAGCAATATAAGTCTCATCAGCCTTCTCCATCATTCGTTTAACCACCTGCCATTGCAGCTTTGACAGGTCTTGCGCCTCGTCTACTAGCAGCGCCTTTAATTTAGGTACAAAGCCTTCTGACCGCATCAACTCAAGCATGTCTGTATAGTCGATCAGGCCTGAGTTCTCTTTGTATTCTTTTAATGCCTTTGAGTACTGCTCTAGTTCAAACCAGCTAAGCTCATCGTCATTTAATTCTTCCCACTGCTGCTTGAGTGGTATGCACCTGATCCTAGCCATGCCTTCCACAAAGCGAAGCTTGTCTCCTTGCGACATGCCAAGCAAGGTGCCATCTTCACCGGTGCCCGTGCCAGTGATCTCAACACCCAGCTCATTGCAAAGTTCCAAGTAGTGACTGTATTGCATGACCTGCTGCCTGCTAAGCCCTAGCTGCCTAAACGCCAAGCTATGAATCGTACGGAAGAACGGCATGGCATCAGCATCAAAGCCAAACCTGGACCTTGCCTTGTCCCTGGCTTCTGTAGTGGCCTTCTTGGTAAAGCTAATAAAGCCAATCTCATCAGGCTTGACGCCCTTCTCCAGCAAAGACTCGACGATGTTCATGAGGGTCGTGGTCTTGCCGGTTCCTGGCGGACCGAGAATGATGTTGGGTTTAGATAAGGTTGCCACTGCTGAAGTCCGGTGTCTGATGGCCTTTGTCTTGGAAGGAGAACGCAGGCACAGACCAGACGGTAGCTCGCTTGCCATTCAGCTTATATGTGTGCGTCTCGCCGCCATAATCGCGGATGGCTCTGCTTATCTGATTCAGCTTAAACTCCTTGAACTTCTGTTTGTCTAGGAAGTTAATAAAGTCCGCTAAACGAAACAGGTGGCGGTTGTCATCACGGTCATGGAACGGTTTGCCCAGTAGTATCTCATCAAGATGCTTAGCTTGTGCCTTGCCTGTGCAATAGCGTTCTAAAAGGTCTACGAACTGGCCCTTGGGACTGGCGTCTTCAGGAGCCTCAATGATGACCACGTCTTGCAGCAACGCCTGTATCATCTGGTTCCACTGCATTAGGTTCATCTTTGGCGGCATGTAATTCATAGCCTCCATGCATCGCTTCTGGAAGCCTGCCTGATTCTGTAGGTCCTCTGTAGACAGTGACAAGCGCATGCCGTTGTCCATGTCAAGAAACCAGATGGGAGGTTCCGTGTTGTACTTGCTGAGTGATGATAGACGAGGAGCCCCTGACTGCTGGCCCACGCCAAACTTCCGCATGCGGCACAGTCCTGCGTTGCAGTTAGGTCGAAGAGGTGGCCTACTGCACGTATATTGATAGTCGCTGTTCTGCATAGACTGGATGACACCCATGGCTTCTGATTCAGGCAGCGGTGGATCCATGATGTCAATGTTCATCTGCATGACCAATGGCTGCCAGTCGTCTGGCTTCATCTTGCGAGCCAAGACGCATAGGTTAAACAAGCCGTTGTTGCGTGTACCTTCAGGGAAGCCGGTCTGTGCTAGCTTCTCAAGGCATGGAGGTGCGTCCTTGTATGCTCGCTTTTTGCTCTTGGCTTCTGCAAACTTAAGCCGCACAAAGTTAGCCCTTGTGAGCTTTAACCCTTCAGCAAAGGTGAGGAAGTCTTCGATCTTCATTGGGCTGCCGTTTTCAGCAACCCCGTATCTCGATGTCCTGTCGCCTTCAAAGTAAGGCATGTTGATCCAGTTGCCGACGTCGCCGCGTTCAGACAACACTTGATCTTGTTTAGGGAATATCTCGCAATTAGGATGACCAATCACGCTGGCCAACTCTCCTAGCTTTCGTTTGACATCAGCTGCCGGTATCGGCTCGCTGAAAAACATGTAGATGTGCGCGCCTCCTGACTTGCTACGGCATACGGCGACTGGTGCTTTGGCCTTAGCGCAAGCTTCAACGGCTTCTTTCAAGTCAAAATTCTTGTATTCGTCAATGTCAATCGCACCAAAGAGGCATGTGTTGTCCTCTCTGATTGGCACAATACCGATCCCCTTTGTTCCTGCAAGGTGACCATCCCAAAGCGGCTCTATGACTGCTGCTCGTTTAGTGACGGCTGTTCCCTGCACCTTTAGGCCGGTATTCTTGCCATCGATGTCATAGGTCCCGTAAGCACTGGTGTGCCCGGAGAATAGCTCCATGAATCTTTGTGCAAGCATAATTCTTTCTCGTTTGGTTGATAGAGGGAGCGGCCGAAGCCGCCCCATACACTTAACTGCCTCTGGCGGCTGCCTTCAACGGAGTGTTAGTCACGTTGGCTGTCTGTGCTGCAACCTTGACTTTGGCCTGTGCCTTCTGAAAGGCGCTGCGTTTAGCTTTGCCCTTCTTATGTCCGTCAACAGGCTTGCGTCCAGGTCCCTTCTTGGTAACTGATGGATTGCGACCATCAGACTTACCCATGTCAGCACCTAGCATAGGAAAGATGTCCTTAATAAGGGACATCATCTTCACCAGCAGGAACACCCTCAGCAGGCGGCTCAGCAACCTTCACCAAGCCAGCAGTTACGTCTGCACCAAACTTCTTGGCTGCCTCGTAGACGCCTTTGTCTTGCACCATCGACGGATCGTTGATCAACCAACCATACCAGCTGTTTGCATCCTTAGTCTCCATGCCAGTACCTAAGTGGTAGCTATGGCTAAACGGTGGAGGCGTAAATGACTTATCGCCAACCTTGACTTGCAGCGCCATCATCTGACCAAGCCAGCGACGTGACTTCTTCAGTTGTGTTGATGACATTGCGATCAGGGCACGTTCAAAACCGCCGTCTGACAACACCAGCACGTAGTGGTAAGCAGTAGTGACAATCAAGTTGCCGTTGGCCAACACGTCTTGATTGCGCTCGTTCTTCTTTGTCTTTTCAAGGATTCTTTCCTCGGTGTGCTCCTTCACTAAGCCGCCGCCAGCTTCACGAGGAGTCCACTCAACGTAGCTCTTCTTGAATGCGCAAGGAATGACGCGGACTTCTTTCATCAAGATACCTGTGACGGTATTGATGATCAAACCCTCTTCAGCCCCAGCAACTTTGGTGACTCCGCGAAGTTCAGGCGATAAGGCCTGCAGCACCTTGAGGTACGGAATAGCAACATCGTTTGCCGAGACGTTCTCAAAACCAAGACCGGCATCAGCCATCATGTCGTTTGCGAATGCCGTTATGGCAGTTGGCTTAGTTACAGCCACTTCAGTTTTCTTTACCATCATTTGCTCCTTTTAACTTTAGCAATTTGGCCGATGTACACGTTGAAAAGTTCAAGGGGAAATTCGGCACCACTTTCCACTTGCTCTTTGACGAATGCTGTCAAAGTCTGAGGATGAACACCCATCTTGCCAGAATAATCTAAGCCTTGCTCATCCAGCTTTGCTTTGAACTCTTCAGCTTTCTCGTGCTCACCGCGATTAAATGTCAGTACGACCTCGTCTTTTATCAGCGCCTCGTGGCCATGGTCTTCCAACCAGCCAAAGCACTCCTCGCGTTTCTCGTCACTGATCTTGGCGCTGTAGTAAGGCTTGACAGTCACTTCACTTCCGTCTGTCAGGGTGAACTTAGCTACACCTATCTCCGCCATAGCTTCTGGCAACTGCCTTTCAGCAATCTCCCGAGCCTGTTCCTTCAAGATCTTCAGTCGCGTCTCCGCTTCTTTAATCTCCTCATCAAGGTCTGTGTACCGTTCTGCAAGGGTACTGATCTTGCCAAGACCTTGGTCAGTTGGCATCTGACTGTCAGCCATCATTTCTTCTTCAAGCATTTTTTGCTCCTGTAAGGTCTGCCTCGAGGGCGTAGTAACGATGCTCCTGGCGATCCCATTTGAGCATCTTGATCTTGCCGCTATTGAAGCCAGCAGCAATTGCGACGGACATACCAATGGCAATGGGGTCACCAATAGCCAGTAGAAAATCGCTGTCCGAAAAACTACGAAGCTTCTCACGCAAGACACGAATGGTTGGCGAGGTAGCCAGCATCACTTGACCTGGTGGCAGCAACGTTTGAAGGTCACCATACTCTGCAGCTGGCAGCAGGTTAAACTTCGGTGAATCTTGTACGACATAGACGGTCATTGTTTTCCTCCATACTGCAAATGACGGACTGTGTATTCCGTGCAAAAAGGTGGCACATTAAAAAGCAATTCATTCATGTTATTCCAGTCAAAAGGCTTAGTGCAAGCCCAAATCTCAAACAGCTCCATGTCACGCTGGACTTGGAGGATCTTGAGCGTCTCTTCATTCCTAGCCAGCACAAACACGCGTCCTGCGTGCTCTTGCCTCTTACGATGCCAGAGGACCTGTTCTGGCCTAAGCTGACAGCTACCCTTGACATCTAAAATCTTGAGCTCTAACCATAGCTCTGTGGCTTCGTGGCACATGTTTACGTCAGGCGTTCCCCTAGTTAAGGCGTTTTCCACACGTTCCACATGACCTGGCAGCTTGCCTTTGACAAGCGCCCAAAATTGGCTCTCTTTCATAGCTTCACCTCGACCGCTTCTCCCCAGCTGGGCCCAAGCTCGCAGTCTACTTTTAATGGCACTACTAAGTCCACGCATGTCAACATCTCCTGTCGAATCATGCGGGCATGATCCAAGTCACGTACACTGAAGTCCAATTCATCGTGAATAGTCAGATGTGGAACCTCGCCTTTTTTAAACAAGTTAATCATGGCCATCTTGACCATGTCAGCCGATGACCCCTGGATGACCGCATTCATTGCCTTATGGACAAAGTAACGCTTCAACGGCAGGCCGTACTTTTCTTCTGCCAGATCCTTCTTCAATGGGATCAGGCCAGGCGTGTACTTAGGCGGTCCAAACAACTGGAACCGTCTGCGTCTGCCTAAGAACGTCTTGACGTAGCCCCTGTTAGTAGCAATGCGCGTGCATTCTTCGCCAAGCGCCTTAATGAAGGGCACGTTCTCGTGATACTGCTCGTAGACTCGCTTGGCTTCTGCTGGGGGCAGGCCCAGTTGAGTAGCAGCCTTGGCAGCACCCATACCGTAGGCAAGTCCTAGATTCAAGGTCTTCGCGTTCTTACGCGTGATCCCAGCCATATCAGCGACGAGTTGATGGTAGTCAGTATCGGGATCATCAAGGTAGCGGTTACGCGCAGTCTCAGCACCAGGAAAGCTGCGGAAATAGCTGTAATGCACCGTAACACGAGGCTCTTGCTGCGAGTAGTCGAAGACACCCCATTGGCAACCCGCTTCAGGTACAAAGATGCTTCTGATGAGAGGAGCCAAAACTGGATCCCTAGCTGGAACCTGTTGCATGTTTGGATTAGCCGATGCAAAGCGTCCAGACTTTGTGCCACCTCGGTCGTCGCGGACTTGTCTAAAGGTCGGGTAAATTTTGCCATCTTTTTCCATCTGAATGATCTTGCTATCGATAAATACTCCACCGGCCCGGTCAAGCTTCCGGACCTTCGAAATTAAGGAGAAAAATTCATGTTCACTAGCTTCAAGAAACTCACTGGGAAAACTAGCATTCCCCTTTTCAGTCTTTGGGTAATCCAGCTTCAATGCGTCACTGGCTGCCTGTATATCGTCACCAGACCAGATGTCTACATCCCGCTCTGCAACCTTCTTGAGCTGCTCCGTCAGCTTGCCTTGCTCCTCAAGTAGTTGCGCCTTGACCTTGTGGGCACGATCTAAGTCGATTGGCACCCCCTTTTGGCGCATGGCCACGATGACGTCAACTAGCTGCGTCTCCATCTCAAAGACTTCCCACAGCTTCTCGTCGTGCAGCAAGACTTCTTGTTGGGTAAAGATGCGAATGGGCAGGTCTGCGTCCTTGCGTCCATAAGGCGCAACTTCGCCGGCATGAAACTGCCAGAGGTTTTCCTTAACCTTGCCAGGATGAATGCCACGCCTGACGGCTGCTGCAATCAATTCAGTCTCGTCCTTAGACTCGCCAAGATAGGCCTGCGCCAAAGCATCAAGCTTGTAGGTGATGCGATCCTCATCAAGCAGCGGTTCTGCAATCTGTACGTCGTACTTAGGACCTCCAACGATGACGCCTTCAGTAAGCAGCCATTCCAAATCGTATGGGATGTTGGCTCCTATCTTTGGGATGTCTGTCTTCAGCATATCACGTAACCAAGCAAATGCGTTATCAGGGTTAAGATTCCCGCCTGCTGCATGGCGCACTGGATAGTACTCAGCAAAGCCGTCATCCGTAGCAACTGAAAATCCAACAATATAACCATCTCCGCGTACTCCACCTGGTCCCTTAGTCATTAAGTTCGGGTCGCGCGTCTCGCAGTCGATTGCTATACGCTTTGCTAACAATAGGTTGGGAAAGTGCTTCGGCGGCTGATAAGATGATGCGTCCATTTTTTGTCCAGAGTTGTCTTGCTTCTTCGTGCGGATAAGGTTCGGTGTAGATGATGCGTTTGCAGCTTGTGTTAAGCAGCAACTTTGTGCAAGTCATGCATGGCATGGCAGTCACGTAAGCCGTATCGATCTGGTTTACATCTTGGCATTGGAGGAGCGCGTTTTGCTCTGCGTGAATAGCTTCGCATAGATCCAAACCAGTCCCCGAAGGAAGACCAGCGCCGGGACAGTTGGTATCAATGCAATGAATATGACCAGCAGGCACCCCGTTGTAGCCAGTAGCAAGAACGTGCCCACGACTACATACAAGCACGCAACCCACAAGCCGCCTTGCGCATGTACCTCTTCTGCTGACCAAAAGAGCCAGTTGCGAAAAGTATTCATCTTTGCTTATTCTTTCCATGATGAGACTTCTTTCAAAAATCCGTTGTGACCATGGCCAGATGCCAAAGCCCACAAGTGATTGACGAGGTGGTCGTAGTCGTTGAAGTAATCAAGATTAAAAGGTGCATAGTCGCCAAGGATCTCACCATTCAGGCAGGCATCAACTTTGTACCAATTCTCTTCATACAAGTGCTGGCTTGCTGCATAGAAGTGCAACGCACCAAGCTTGACATGAATCCCTTTTTGGCGCAGCATTAAGGCAACACCGGCTGACAACATGCTGAAATTAAACCAGTCGTAAGGAACACCTAACCAAGCATCAGAAGAACGCATGTTCATGAAGCAATACAGGTAGTCTTTGCGAATAACAAACTGGCAGCTGATGGTGCAAGGAATATCCTTGCTGGCCCTTGGATTAGGTCTCCAGATGGTCATGACTGCTTGACGTGAATCTGTATCATCAGCCAGCGTTTGGATCACATGGCTAAGCTGATCTCTGATCTGTGGACCGTATGCTCCAAAGAATAAGATGCCGTCATCGCTAAATGAACTGATGGCCTTGCTGTAAGGTGCAATCGTGCTGACACGGTTATCACCTGACATGATCCATGCAGCTTCTGCTGCCATGAACTTATAACCAAGCTTACGTTCTTTGATGGTGATGACAGGCTGGTTCATGTCGATAGTTGACTTGTAACCAAGCAGCTCTTTTGTCTTTTTGCCTCTTGGACTTGTTTGATCTCCATGAGTCATGATGACATCAAGCAAACCTTGCCAATTCATATTTGTGGTATTAACCATTGATGGCCTCCTCAAGTTCTAACATAAATTCCTGACGCTTAGCAAAGCGTTTGGCAAAAGATGGATGCATGACTTTAACTGCACGACGAGTAAATGCACCCATCGTGCTGAAGCTGTCATTGCCAAGACAAATGACCTTGATGAAAGGCTTGGCCCTGATGCAATCATTCACAAACAGCGGACCATTGCCATCATGTGCATTCACATATACGGCGCGTGTCTCATCAAAAGATAAGTCATGCAGCACAGAGGCAAAGAACTCACTAGAGTTGCCAACGTCATAGAAAGGCCAGCTGACTGCGCGCATCTTGCTGTTAGCTTTATCACCTACAAAGATGATTGAAGCCTCATGCAGATGTCCTGCAAAGTTGTTTGCAGCTAAGTTTAATGCTGGCTCATACTGCTTAGCTTGACGTGACAACAAGACATGCATGACCATATCAATGTATACATCAAGGTCGCGTCCTTCAACGTCAAAGCGATAAGGCAAGACATCATCACGTGTCTTCATACCAAAGACAGAGAGTTGCTGAACGTAATCTTTGTCGTGAGTAGCAAAGCCACCCTCAAAGAGTTCATCAAAGCGGATCCGCACTTCTTCAACGTTGTCGTACATCTCTGTGCGCTCAGTCTTCAGCTGGTCAAACTTTTCTTTATGACCTTGTGGTGATTGAGCAAGAATGTAGACACCAGCATGCTTACGAATGATGCGATCCATCATGCGACCCATGTGAGGCCAAGGGCTACCATTACGGTAGACTGCAGCATAGACAGCTTCACTCATCCATAGACGATCAATGACTACCAAACGTGTACGTGCAAGCTTTAATGCACGATGCAAGGCTGCTGTGTGATACAGCGGCATCTTGGTTGGCCAGCGATACGTGTTGTGAATGTAGACGCCATCGTGCTTGTCGCAAATAGCTTTAGCAAGCGTAGTCTTGCCTGTTCCATCGCAACCATCGATGACAATAATGCCTTTCATTCTTTCTCCTTTCTGATCAGGTCTGCTAGCGTTGGAGCCACAAACTCTGGAGGTTTCACTATATCATAAGTGGATCCTCTTTTGCTATCTTGATGCCTTAAAGCGCGAATCTTTGTCATGTTTGCAAGGTGCACCCGAAGGAACCCTTGCTCAAACGGCAGGTTGGCTAAGTATGCAGCACCAAGTGCCACATAGATCAGGTCAATCAGGCCGTCAAAATACTCCTCAAGGTTACCGTTTAAGGCAGCAATACGGATCTCATCAAGCTCTTCTTGCATGTGAGCGTTCTTAAGCACCCAAAGTTCCTCAACTGGAAAGGACGGCTGCTTAGTTGGTTCCAAGCCATACTTCTTGTGGAAGTCAGCTACCATTTGAAATAAGTCCATCCTTATTCTCCTAGGTGATCAAACAAGGGCTGCCAGGCTTCGCTGCTTGACAAAGGCTTAGTTAGCTCTGAGAACTTTTGTGGTTCAAACATGACCGGATTTTTCGGCAGTTTGACTCGCCAGAGCACGTTACGTGAATGGCGTGGGTAAAGCGGGGCAAAGATAGTCGCCAAATAATTGCTGTCGTAGTAATCACGCAAGCGATTGAACACTCCATCGATGTCTTCCTTTTCAACTACTTGCTTGTAATCTCTGATTGAGGCAAAAGTGCCAAAGTGATCGTCAACTTCTAAGCCGACCTTGTGCAGCATGACTTGCATGACTTCATAAGTCATCTCGTTGACGTGGTTGTCTGCTGCACCAACGTGAGCGTCATAGACAGGTGTGCTAACAAAAGCCACGCCGTCATCGGCCAAGCGGTCACGGATACCTTCAAGCATCTTGTAGGCATGCAGCGGCTCTACGTGCTCAAGGACCTCAAAGCAGGTGATGACGTTGAACTTGTCAACTGGCAGCTTGACGTCTGGGAAGGCAACATTGCCAATCAGAGTTGGTTTGAACTTTGTATTCTCAAACGCCTTGGGCATCTCGAGCTTGTTGTAGTCAATACCGATGTAGTTCAGGCCATCTGACGCCATGCGGCTGGTCATCAGCATCTTGGCCAACGGCACGTCTTTGCCGCAGCCAATGTCAAGCAAATTGCAGTCTTTGCGGTGTGCAGGTCTGCCCATCCACTTGGCCACGTGGGTCCAACGAAGGCAGTGTGCGATGTAGTCGCGATGGATAAAACCGCGTTCTTCCGCCTGATCAATGCTCAGGTGGGTATTGTCAATGGACTTTCCTCTGGCGTTTGCCATAAATTCTCCTAGAGTGGGAAGGTAGGGGGCCAAAGCCCCCAGGTTTTAGACTGCTTCAGCAAACTCGACGGCTAAGTCAAGTGCTTGGCGTTTACGAGTTGCTGCTGAGCCAAACCACGCGCTAGTGAGGCGCTTGTCTTGGTCAGTACCAGCGACGTGATCGTAGTAGTACGTCACGGCGTTGAATGCGCCCCACCAAGTACCGGCTGAAGTCTTCAGATCAGCTCCTGGCTGGGTATGCACGATGTCGATCAGACGGTTGACCGTACGGCCAAGATCTGCACGACTAACTTCGCCATCTTCTGAGGCAATCAGAGCGGCTTGGTATTGGTCAGGGTTTACCAACTTGCTAAAGAACTCCATGACTTGTTGGTCTTTGGCGCGTTTCTTAGACAAGAACTCGGCTTGCTTCTTGAACACGTCTAAGGACTTCATGGCAAGACCAACTTTTTCTGCGGCTGTCTGCTTGATCTCGTCGTCAAAGGCGCGATCGTGAGACATGCGGAAGGTGTTTTCTTTGCCTTTGTTGTCGCGAAGTGCGGCAGTCAAGGTGTTGTTGCAAACTACGCGGATTGGCGTGAAGAGAATCTGCAAGCTGCGTCCCCAAATGTGTGGGTTGTCAAGGAGGATGTAGCCTTCGACTTCATCTTTGCCACCCAACATAAAGCCGCCGTTGATCTTTGCAAGGCCCCAAACGCGTTTGCCGCCATGGAGTGAACCAGCAGTCTCCATCTTCATATCTCCGGCTTTGCAGAACTTGTCAAAGAACTCAAAGACATCTTGATTTTGCGTAGGTGTGTAGTCGCTGCCGCAGACGCCAAGGATCTTGTTGTCTGTATTGCGAACCAACGCGTAGTGACTTGTCAGAGTGTGATCTAACTCATCAACAACCAACGCCTTCTTCTTGACTTGCCAATTCAGTCCAGCTGCGTTTAACATCTGGGCGGGCGTCAAGTTGTCAGCGACAGGGGTACCAAGGCCGTGCCAAGGGGTCTCATTGGCGTAAGCCATCGTTTCAACTTCGTGTGACATGATAAATACCTTTCTTCTTTCTGTTTATGCCAGCAGGATCGCTGTGCATGGGATTGATTCTAGTGCGTAAAACCACGTAGCACGCAGTTTTATTAAAATAATTGCTAGGACTTATACCAGCTAGCCAGAATCAAATTCCCTATAGTGTATTTTTAGAGCCAATACAAAGAGTATTGATACACCCTGTATTCTAAAATAGACTCGTTCGCTCGTCTTTCTCTCTAGACCACGCAAGACCAAAACAGGCTGTTCTGATCCTCTTTGTATTAGCTAAAAATATCATCTATAGGGATTTTGAATTAAGGGGTATCAAATTCGTGGAAGACATCGGGGGCCCATTCAGTCTTTTTAAGCTGCTCGATCATATCAGGTGTGATCTCAACGCCATAGTCTTTCATATCTTCCAATGACATCTTGTACATGTCTGGTGAAAGAACATCCTTGATTGGAATATCGTTACCCTTTTCTGAGATCTTTTCTTGAAGAATGTCTACTCCCTTAGAGATCCTGTCATAGATCCTGCTTGGGATCTCGTCCTCTCCGTATTCGTAAAACAAATCACGCGCTTTTTCAATTGCCTTTTTCTCAGACTTAGACAAGCTTTGAGAAATAAACGGGAGGAATGACTCGTAGGCGTCAAACAATGTTCCACCGTGCCCTGCAGCATCATCGTAAAAATTATCAAACATCTGATTGATGTAGAGATTCTTAACGGCATTTTCAACATTGCCCACAGGAGATACTTTAATTGGAATAGTCTCAAGAACGGCTTCTTTAAGCGCCATAGGAACAACTCCCTTTGCTGCTTGCGAAATTGCCACGTTCCCGGCTTTCTTTAACACGTCTCTGCGAGACATTGGCGTCTCAGTAGTCTTCTTAACAAGCTGGGAAAGAGGGGAGGTAACTTCTGGGACCTTAGCCACTGGAGTAGTCGGAATGACTGCAGGCAAGTTTGCCGTCTGGGCAGGCTCTTCAAACAAACGACTAAGGCCCAATATTCCTCGGCGAGCTAAGTCAACCTTACCGCCCTTGACGCCACCATCGGCATATCCTTGGATTAAGCCACCGCGTGCTTTTCTGGTCAAAGCTTCTTGGTCTGTCACGCGATACCAATTGCCAACGCCGCCAGATCCTCCTGCTGGACGCTCATAGCCAGCCATACCTCCAGCCTTTGCAATGCCTTCCATCACAAAGTCTTTTCCGCCTGCCGTGTTGTAGATCTCTTCGCCTGTCATGGCCTTGCCTTCTGGCAGCCTGTTAAAAAACCTACGCATCAAGGCGACGTCTGCTGGGCTGTAGGTCTCTTCAAACCGCAGCATCTTGGCTGCTGGCACGTCAAACTTGTTCAACATGGGAGGACCTGATTGGCCAAACATGTCCATCTTGTCTCGAGCACGCTTCATCGCGTAGCTTTCGTCCGTCGTGACGTCAAGGTTTTTCTCTTTGTCTAGCCTGACCTTGGTAGGACTTCCATGGAGGACCCTTAGAAGTGATTCGGCAGCATCCTTCATGTTGCCTACCTTCCCACCTTTTTGGAAGGCCTGGGGCTCTTCTGGCTGTTCCTGGACCTGCTCTTGAGGTGGTTCCTGTGGCACAACCGGAGGTTGCTGCACAGATTGCCTGATGTATTCGGCACCAGCTGCTCCTGCTGCAAGTGGAGGCAAGAGCTGGGGAGCCACAAAACCGTGCAATCTTTGACCCTGGGTGTTGATTTTCTCCTTCATCTCAGGAGTCACGTCGATTGAAAAAGCGCGCAGTCCAGGCCTCTTTCCTGCATTTGCAGTCAAGTTTTCTATGGCTAGCTGCCGAAGGGCAATACCCTGGGCCTCATCCATGTGGTTGTCCATTTCGTCCCACAACACGTCTTGCCAATCAATGTTTGGGGTATCTGGCGTGATCCCTCTACGAGCTAAAGCTTCCGTTGCCCTAGTATGAGTAATATCTTGCGTCAGCTCCATTAAGTCCATGCGGTCCGCGTCTTCAATTAGATTCATCTCTGCCCGAATATCGCTATCCGACCAGTTCTTTGGACTTTCTGTACCTTTAAACTCTAGGTAGCTAGTGGGAGCCTTGAATTCTTTCTTGCCGTATTCTTTAACGTAGTCAGGCAAACGCTTGTCGTAGAACGACTTCATGCCTTCGCCGCCAATCGTCAAGTTTTCGCCTGTAATACTTGATATTGGGGGTTTGTCACTAGGGCTAATCTTGAGACGATTATTTCTTAACCAGTTGGTGTATTCTTCTGTCATGGTGCCAGCCATACTTTCACCGGCAGGTGTCTCGTCAACGTCAAGCTCCCAACGTTCTGAAAAGTCACGCAGCCAAGCTCTTTGGTCATCGGTCATCTTGTCGCCGTACTGCCAAAGAAGATCACCGGCATCCTTGTCATCAGGCATCTCTATGCCCTTAAATGACTTCATCTGCTCTTGAAGATCAGGAGTCTGGTCCTCAATCTGCTTTGCAATATTGCTACCAAACACTTCAGACAACGACTTGCCCTCGGCCTGGCCGTCAATAAAAGTATCTCCAATCACGCTGCCTTTGAAGACCTGATTATTTCCTTTGGTTCCTGTTATTAAAAGGGAACCGTCTTCCTGCACGCCAAACTTAATCTCGTCCACGGCCTGACGCAAGCCAGAAGTATATCGCTTGACCTGTTCAATGCCTGGAGAAAATGCTACCTTGTCGTAACCTTCCTTGGCAGCAAGGTCTAAGATGTCTCTAACTGCAAGCTCATGCCAATTCTTTTTAAATGGAGCATCTGGCACTTTGCTTTCAATGGCTTCTGACTGTTTTCTAAGTTCATCAACCACGTGGCTACCAGGTGAAGTTGAATGTGTACGTTGACTAGCTCCCTTGCGAGGCTGACCCGTTGCCGGATCAACTTCAATAACAGTCACAGACCAACCGTCGCCGGCATCTGCAAGAGCTCTTCGTCTGGCCCATCCCTCAGCCGCTGCTTCATCAATTCCAGCGCTCTTGGCCCGAGCCAGCTTGCGTTCGTAAGATTGTTTAAAGGCTTCAGAGTTTTCGCCTGAATTAAATGACAACACCTTGTCTTTGCCGCCAAAGCCAGAAACAATTTTTCCTGGTTGGAAGTAATCTTTTAATTCTTCAGTGGTCAAACCAGTGTTGCGAATACGTTCCATCTGAGAATTCAGCTGATAGAGCTTTTCATCGTCATCTGGCGTCTTGTAGCCAAAGTTCTCGTCAACTTCTTTTTCAAGCTGCACTGTCCGTTCTTTCTTTATCCTAAGCTGCGCCGCCTTTAATTTTGCGGCATTTTCAGGCATCTTGAAGTATGTGTCGGCGGCTCTTTGCTTTGCAACAGAGGCAGCTACTTCTGGGCTTGTTCCACTATCTAAGAAATGATTGTGCCAAATGTCGTAAGTATATTTCAAAGCAGGATCATTTGCGTTAGTAAGTTCCTCCATCGCCTGATTACGAATGCTGTCACTCTCCTGATTGACCATTCTTTTGATCTCACGCTTGCGAGAGTCCCTGGCTCTTTGGTGCCAGTCAGATTGAATCTCGTCAACGTACAAGACTTTCTCGCCGTTAGGTCCAGTCATGTCTGATACGCGATAATGCGCCATGACGTCTGGCTGGTTCCAGTGTCCTGCAGTAAAACTTTGGCGCTTGGAACTTATTTTGTCAAGCAACGAGTCAAGCTCTTCGTTGACTGCTTTTGCTTGCTCTTCTGTCTCGGGATTACTTTTTAGTAGTTCATCAATCCGTTGACTTATTGCAGGAGCACCGGGAACTTGTTCGTCCTGATTCTGTAGCAATATCTCGCGATAGTTGTCTTTGCCGCCGCTTTTACTCATGGAGTGAAACTTGGTCTTTGTTTCTTTTAGCGCCAAGTTAAACTGCTGATCAGCCTCGTCCACTGCTTTCCGTACATTTGCGTAAAGGAGACTAGATTCTTTGTCGTCAAATGGAATTTTGCCGGTCTCAGGATTGATTGGAAGCCCTAACTCTTCTGGAGTTAAAGCACGAACCTCCTTGCGATCAAGAATCTCTCCTGTCTCAGGATGCATAAAGCCAAAATTTTGGCCAGTACTTGGATCGACTACTGGTTGAATGTTAAGCTCGTCAAGGGCTTCTTGAAGATTTTTTTCAAGCCTAGGCTGCCAATCAGGATCAATACCTTGACCTAACTTAATTCGTTTTGGAATTGACGGCTTGTTTTGTCGAGCAACTTTTTGCAATTCTTCTTGGGTAATCTTAGGAGATGCTTGCAGCTTTTGCTTGATGCCACGAGCTTCAAGTTCTTCTTTTTTCACACCAGGAGTTGCCTCAAGCTGCTTAAGGATCTGTTCTCCAGTTCCCTTCTTTTGCTTCAGGGTGTCAATCGCCTTGTCAACGGCAGAAAAGAACGACTTGACCTTGCCTACCTTGCCGCCGTTCTCGTACTTCTGGATGAGACCACCAAGAGCTTTTTGATCTGGATCTTCAAAAACACTTTTGATGTTATTAGTGTTCCAAACGCCAATGTTTCTAATACCATTCTCGTTCATGGTGATTGAATCATAGCCCTTGTTTCTTAGGTAATCTAAAAAATCATAGTTACGCTCGATGTTTTCCCAATATCCCTCTTTAAGGTCCTTATACTCCGGATCTCTTGTTGGACGAGTAGATTCGCGTTCTTCTTTTAAAAAATTCTTGATCTCTTCACGGCCCTCTTTGGTTGAATAGTCCCAATGCTTTCCAAGCTCTATGTGCACAGGATAAATAGAGCCTCCAGGCTCACCCTCAATTTCATTAACTTGGGCGTATTTCCAGTTTGGCAAATGAACTCCAGCATATTCTGATGCAAACTCAGGAGATGGAGTAAAAAACTTTAGATTGTCAGGGTGCCCAAATTCAAATGTCTGGATGCCTTTGCTTGGATCGATCTCTTTATCGGTTGTGCCGTGATAGTAAACTTTTTTTGATTTTGGCTTGGCTGCAGCTTCTTTTTTAGCTTCAACTTTTGCAGCTTGAATAGGGTCTTTTTTAGAAGGTCCTGTAATGGCTTGAACTACCTTTTTAAGCTTACCTACCTTGCCGCCGTTCTCGTATTTTTGAATAAGACCACCAAGAGCTTTTTTGTTTGGTTCTTCTTCAAGCACCGTGCCCAATGTTCCTCCAAATGCAGTGCCAATTCCATAGTTGACGGCTCTTGGATCAACAGTTGGCGTAAAGTATTCGAGTGGGGCAGCAGCCACCTTGCCAGTTGTTCCCAGCTTTTTTACTCCGCCAACTATCTTGTTCATCCAGGCCCCAGGCACCGGTATCTGTCCAAGCATCTGGCCGCCAGCATAGGAAAAATGTTCAAGAGCACCTTTAGGCTCATTGATGTTCATGTCCTTGCGAATGGCTTCCCTAATCTTGCCGCTCTTTTCTTCAGCTGCCACAGCAAAGTCTGGCGCGTATTTTTCGCCGAGTATGGCAGGTAGGGCGGCTGTTTCGTAGTAGATGCCAGGAGTTCCTTTGCCCATACCAACCTTGCCCTCATCGTCAAGACCTGACCACTGGCTCCTAAAGCCAGCTGTCGCCTGCTTGGCAGCCCTGATCATGGATTCAAGTGTCTCCTTGCGGCCTTCAAAAGCTCTCTTGGTGTCAGGATTAGACGGAGTCTCTTTGAGCTTTAGAGTAGACTCGCGAATCTCCTTGGCCTTGCTACCTTTTTCATACTTCTTTTCAAGTTTGTCAAGATCACTCATTGTTGAGGCTCCGCATGATGCGTTCAATTTTCTCGTCGTCCGTCTCGCCTTCCGGTGCGGCTTCTACTTCGGCAGCAGCCTTAGGAGTTGTTGGGGCTGCAGCTCCAACTGTGCCAGAGATGGTCTTGAGACGAGTGGCTGCTTTTTCACGGCCCTCGATAAACTTGGCGCTGCTAGCTTCCAGGCGATTCAACACGTCTTGCATCTCTTGAACCGTACCTGACTTGAGCATAGTAGCTATCTCGCCTGCGCTCTTTTCATCCAAGGTCGTGCGCGCCTGCAAATATTTCAAGACGCGACCAATCACGGAGCCCGGGGATCCCACAGCTACGTCAACAGCTTCACCTGCAATGTCGAAGATACCTGAGCCAGACTTTAAGTCTGCAATGGCTTCTTGCTTGTTGGCTGTCCGGCTACCGCGAATGATGTTCTGCGCGTTACGGAACAACTCGGACTCGCGCTGCATGGCAGCCTCAAATACCTTGTATTCGTTGGGGTCTTGGAACAAGGCCTCAAGACGTTTACGAGTTGCTGGGGCTCCAATGATTCGTTGAGCTGCATTGACTTGTTGGGGTGCGTCCATGACCTTAGTCAAAAGTGACTGAGCTACACCGGCACGCAAGGCATCGCGCTCGCCGTCTGACATAGCATCAACCACCTTCTTGGCTTCAGCTGGCAGCATCTTGGGGCTAAGGTAGTCCGTACGGCCAAGTCTGAGTGCGTCCAATACTTCCATATCGCCTGCATACTTTGCACGCGCCGCGGCATACTCTGGGACGTTCTCGTCAATGACGCTGACGTAGGCCTTCTTGAGGTCTTTAAGCGCGTTGGCTTCGGCCTTAGACATACCTTCACCACGGTAGCCCTTATCAATCAAGGCATCAATACCGCGTTTGATGTAATCAAGCGTGCGGACATCAGGGATCTTGCCGACCGTAGTCAGGTTGCCGTCTTTGTCTACACCGTAGATGTCTTGCAGCTTAAAGCGGCTAGCATCTTCTCCACGCAGTTCTGCTGCACGAGCTTCTTTGCCAGAAATTGCTTGAGCTTCCTTGAATGCTTTCTTAAAGGTATCATCCTCCAAGACCTTCAAGATGCGTGTATCGTCTACTGAGCCATGAGCATAGGCTGTGTTGTAGAGATTGTTCGCATTGGCACGAAGCTTGCCCACCAAGGTATCTTCTTGCGCGACGTAGTCTACGTTCTTGCCGATGTCTTTTAGGGCACGTCCTGCGGCAGCTTCGCGACCACCTTCCAGACGCTCCTCTAGGCCAGTACCAAGAATCTTGCGACCTGGTCCTGGACGCGTTACCACGGCTTCGCCAAGGCTTGACAAAGACGGACTTGCATCCATGATGGTGGACTTGACACCAAGGTTGATGTCCTTGTTTAGCTTGTCTGTCAGTCCTTTTGCATCCAGGTCATCACGAGCCATGGCCTCAAGGACCTTGTTGGTAGCTCTTTGCTCAACGGCACCAGGAGAAGGTTTAATGGCATTCTTGACGGCGCGAATTCCTTTGCCGCCAAGCTGGATTGTTTTACCTACCACTGGGCCGAGGACTGCTCCTGTTGTTCCACCTGAGACTGCGCCGCTAGTTCTGTTGCCCTCGGTCTCGGAACCAGCTCCTGCAATTGTGCCAGTCACGGCTCCTGAACCGGCTGCCTTAGCAGTCGTGCCAGTCATAAACTTAGGAAGTGCCGAAGCCAAGCGTTGTGCTGCCATGGCGGTACGTGTACCACCAAGCACTGCTCCTGGGGTGCCAGCTCCTGGGATCATGGCCATACCAATGGTTGGAACTAGGCCTGAGACCAGTTCGGTGCCCAAGGCTGTAAAAGGATTTTTTTCCTGAAAGCGCTGGTAAGCTTCGCGTTCTTCTTTGACCACGTCTTCGTAGGGGCGTCCTTCCATCTTGGCACGAACCTTGGCAATTGCCTCGTCGCCAAAACCAAGACCTAGGCCCTGGCCCACGGCGCGCCCCATGTTTGCAAAGGACATCTCGCCGCCATTAGCCATGTGTATAGGACCACCGTCGGCATATCCGACCAGGCCACCATCTGCATTTGCTTCAGGCGTGATCTTGCCGTAAGCACCCTTGCGGATCTTTTCCATCTTCTCTTGGCTAGTCTTCATGCGGCGGGCAGCCGCCTGCATAGCCCTGTCCCAGATTTTCTCGCGTTCTCCAGGGCTCATGCTGATAGAGCCTTGAATGTCAAGCAAGATCTTACGTTCGCCTTCGGTTGGAGCGCCACCAAAGATAGCTTTTAACTGATCTAGGCCGTTTGACAGGACCAAGTTCTCGATCTCTGTGGTTGCGGTAACGCCTTCTGATTCGCTAACGCCTGGGATGTTGCGTGCGATGGTACGACGCGCTCCTGCTCCAAAACCAGAATACGCCTTGTTATTTAATTCCTTGGCCTTGCTCAAGTTCAAAAGGACTGATTTGCTAGCATTGACAATGTCTTCAGCCTCAAACAATTCCTTTTGCTCTTGGGCACTCAGGTTCATGCCCTTACCTTCGCCAGTCAGCGCTTTTACGCGGGCCTGATATTCTGGTGTTCCTGGAATCAAGCCTTCATCCTTGGCAATCTTGCCAGGAGTTGATAGAGGCTTATCAGCATCGCGATCAGCCTTGGCTTCAGGAGCTATGTAGTTGAGCTTATTCAGTCGCTGCTTTAAGATTGCCTTAGAAGAAGCTGGTGTATTTGGATCATTGATCTTGTCAATGAGTTTTTCAACCTCAGTGGCTTTAGGCGCCGATGATGGTCTAGTGGTCAAGTAAGTGATGCGGGCCTGAGCGTTGTCCTTGGCTTTCTGATTGGCCCTAGGATCATCGATGATCTCCTGCATCTTCTCAATCTCGGTCAGGCGATCCTTTGGAGTTGAACGAGCAAGAGCAGACAAGGCGCCCACTTGGGTCTTGTACTTTTCACCCTGAACGTCAGAAGCTGCCAAGTCATACTTGAGCGTAAGGTCTTCCAGTTCCTGCTTAGTCTTGCGCTGTGAAGTTAGGCCTTCAGCAGTCGCCTCAGCAACATTGCTGATCGTCTCACCAAAGCCACCAGTCTTAGTTGGCTTGCCAAAAGCAGCTGCAAGACGAAACGCCATCTCTGCCGAGTCCGGACCAGCGGACCTAGCCATGATCCGCGCACGGGCCTTATCCAACAAGGCCTGCTTATCAGTCGATGTTTTTTCACTGTTTTGAAGGTATTTGGTGAGCAGTGCTTGAAGCTGCCCAGTGTAAGGATTGGCCGCGCCCCTTGAAGAGGTATAGCCAGTCGAAGAGACGACTTGGCTGCTAGCACTCCCTTGTTCGTCTGCCGTGTCTAGTTCGTTGTCTGCGTCATCTTCGAATGCCATGTTGTATCCTTATTTTCCGCCAAACAGCTTGTTGAGGCCATAACCAGTTGCGGCAATTTGACCAAACTGGGCCAGTGGCGAAGGTTGATAGACGCTGGCAGGACCGCTTGATTCGGTGGTAGTTGATGTTGGTACCTGCAAACCCCTGATGGCTGCATTCAAATAGGCCGTGTTGCCACGTCCATAGTCGCGTTGGTTCAAGAAGTCTTGGTAGGCCTGATCCAAAGAACGCTGAGCTTGCTGTTGTTGTGTGGCACCAGCCGCCTCCAGACCTGCAATGTTTTGCATGCCCATCTGTTGGGTCTGTTGACCAAGTGCCCCAAGTGCCTGACCAGACTGCAGCATACGAGTAAAGTCTTGATTAGACAAGGTACCGACCTGCTGACCGGCTTGCAGGTTTTGGGCTCCCGCCTGACCCGCCAGTTGTCCTTGCATCTGACCAAGGGCTCCAATCTGTGCCCCAGCCTGACCGTATCTTGCAAGGTCTGCGCCTTCTAAGCCGGCAGCAGATTGCCCCATGGCAGCTTGCTGTTGAGCACCTGCCAACATGCGTTGGTAGTCTGCGGCAGTTAAGCCGGCAGTCGTTTGGCCAAGAGCTTGTTGCTGTTGAGCTGCCTGCAATTGGCGACCACGATCAGCTTGCAGTAACTGGCCAGCTTGTCCGTAGCCTTGTTGAAGGGCTGCAGATTGTTGGGCCAAGGTAGATTCTTGGGTATCACGCAAAGCGCGTCCAATAGCTTCACCACTGCGGCTACCGCCAAATGTACCGGCCTGAATGGCGCGGTCCTGAATGTTAGGCAGCAGGTTTTCTTTTAGGTTGCGGGCACCAAGTTCCCCAATACGGTTGACCACCTGATCGGTGTATGGGTTCATGTAGTCTTGGATGTTACCAAGACCTGTTTGAGCTCCTTGCTGCGACAGGTCAGAAGCCTGCTGAAGGTATGGGGTTGCCAGACCAGCGGCTGATTGAGTTCCCTGACTAGTCAGTTGACCAGCCTGCTGAAAATACGGTTGGGCCAAGGCGCTGGTATCTCCAACTTGCTGACGCAAGAGGCCGGCTGACTCGCCTAGCAGTGGCTGGGCTGTCGCGTATGGGTTGTAGCCTAGAGCCGTGTTGATATACGGTTGAGCTGCACTTAACGTACTTCCAGCTGATCCTTGAATGTTCTGCTGCGCCAGGTTCATGAATGGAGAGTACTGACTCTCAAGATTTGTTGCCTTGTTGTAGGCGGATGTTTGTGCCGGATCAAGACCTGCTATTCGCTGCTGACCATAAGCTTGATAAGGCTCGGCAGCAATGGCGTTTGCCCTACTGATCAAGCCCTGCGTATAGTCGTTGTACCAAGCAGGAACGTTGGTTGTGGTCTCGCCATAAGTCGTGACCGATGGCGGAGGAGCGCCTTGAAACAGGAAGTCAGTGAACGCCATATTAGGCTCCTCTCAAGTATGACAACGGACTCTTAGCGTCCGGGCTGATTTGGCCGCGTGACAAGGCTTGTCCTTTTTGCTTGCGCAAATTAGAACGCATCTGGTCAAGCTGCTGGGCTCCTGCCTTAGAGGATCCATTTCCAAGCATTGCTACGGTCTCAGCGTCCATCACGTATTCACCGTCAGACAAGACAGCGTTTACATCGTCTGAACGACCGTCTGCGCCTCCACCAATCTTCATGCTGTGCACTTGGCTGAGGCCCCCCATAGCTTTTGCCTGAGGTGGGTTGCCATATTGGTAGTAGGCCATTTTGGGGTCACGAGGACGTTGTGGCATTTGAGGACGCTGGGCTTGTTGTGGAGGCATGCCTTGTTGGAGACCCCCTTGAGGACCGCCCTGAGGTTGCATCATTGGAGGGCGTCCGCCTTGAGGAGGCATTGGGCGACTAGTCTGAGGACCGCCCATACCAGCAGGTCGCTGTTGGGCCATGGCCTGCATCATCTGGGCTCTGCGGGGATCCATCATCTGACCGCCTTGAGCAAAGTGCTTCATCTGAATCAAGCCACCCATTTTTGCAGCAATAGGAATCGGCACAAAGCGCTCATTTGCAAAGAAGTTTTGTTCACCGCCTTGTTGACCATACTTTGTCAAGTCGCCTTGGTAGTTTTGACGGTCTCTCAAGTACGAATACAAGTCAAGGCCTTTGTCAAAGCGGGCATCACGAGTCTTGCCGCTAGTTGGCTTTGGAGGCTCTGGCTTATCTCTAGGATTTAACAGCTGGTCTGCCGCTACTAAGCCGGCAGCGATTGTCGTCTTGGGGTACTCTGTAGCCACACTCTTTGCGTAATCCCAGGCATCAGTGCCAAGATCCTTGACTGCTCCCGTAAGGTCGCCACTTGTGAACTTGTCAAAAGCGCTCATCTCTCCAATGTTTTCGTTGCCGTAAGAGATGTTGGGCTGATTAGGAGTAAAGCCTTTTGCGCTGACGGTGCCGTCAGGAGTTGCGTTTCCATAGGTAGTTTCATTAAGTCCATACTTCCAATTAGAAGAATACCCAACAGAATCTCCTGCGCCAGGTCCATAGGTAAACTGATCCATGCCTTGAACAGGCACAGTCATGCCCTGTGCTCCACCCATCCTGCTTATGTAGGGCGAATCAGGTATCTGCGCGCCAGGACCTGATGTTACGTTAGGCGATCCTGACATACTGAAGTTAGGTTCGCCGTAGATGTCAAAAGAATTTGCAGGCGTAAACGGATTGGCTTGAAGTCCTGGTCCTTGAGGCAGTCCTGTAGTCAAGTCAACCTTAGGCACCGAGTAGTCCATTGACAATGGAGAAGAAGGAGAGATTGTCTCACCTGGAAGTGTTATCTTCTTCGGTGTTACGCCTCTTAATGGGCTGTCTTGTACTTGAACTTCAGGCGTTAACTCAGGGGCAGGTGCCGGCGCATTTGCTTCTAAAGGAGGCAGGTCCCCTACAGGTGAAGGAGGCGGGGAAAGATCAACTGGCGTTGACGTAGCCACAGGCTCTGTGAAATAAGAACCACTCTCCATTGGGGGTCCAACAAAGTTTTCACCCAGGCCCGCAGGAGCAGGAGGACCCATGGCACCTTCGCCAACGGCACTTGGACCAAAGATGCCTTGAACTGCCCCTGCCGTTAAGCCAGCTATTGTGCCGCCCTTGATTGCCTCGTCAAAGCTTTCGCCTTGAACTAAGCCTGCTGCCGTATTTCCAGCAGCAACAGCCAAGCCTGTACCAACTGCCGCGCTTGTCCCAAAGTAAGAGGCAGCAACTGGTCCTAGATATACGGCGGCTGCAACACTTGCAATGGCCGTAAGCGGATCATCCAGGATGGGCTGAATGACATAAGTGTCAATTGCGTCACCAACGTCAGAGAGTACGTTTCCAACACTTTCGACAACATCGCCAGCGGCTTCAATAATGCCGCCACCGACGTCTTCAATAACCTCTACTACTGCACCCATTATTGTGCTCCTTCACGTTTTTGTCCGAGTTGCACAGCAACTTGATACTGCCCATCAGCAAGCATAGAGACGTTATAGCCCATGCCAGGATTGGGAGGATTTTTCATGACCTGCCTAAAGATATTCAGGAGACTTTGATTGCTGAACTGGGTGACCAGGGTGTCAAAGCCTGACTTGTAGGCATCAACAGTAAAGGCGTAGGCAGAAGCAAGAAAATTAGAAGCTGTATCTGCGTTTAGAGCTCTAAACATGCCCTTGCGAGGATCCTCTGAAGAGGCGTGTACAATGTAGATCGTATTACCGTAGCGATAAAATTTGCTGCCTGGCATTTGCACTTCCTTGACAAAAGAAGCGTAAACAAACTCCATTGGGTACTCTGATTTTGTGTCCTCAGCGGATACTTTAAGCAATTCGCCAAGGTCTAACAATTGTTGTTTGCTGTCTACAAGCGGCATAATTAGATCCCCATGTTATTAAGTTTTGTTTCGGCGCCGTAAGTTTTAATCATTTTAATTTGTTCTAGGAAAAATTGGTTGTTTACGGCCCCATTTTTTGAGAAACTCAAGAAAGTCGCGAGGCGTTTCCCCAAACATTTCCTTGCTTTGTTCTTCTTCAACGTCGTAAATCTCACAAAGATGAATGGCGCAGGTCAGTACATCTAGGCTATCTAAACTAGTCTCATTGAGGCGCTTATCCATAGAATCAATGAAAGTCAGTTCGTTGTTAAATGGCTTTGCTTTTTTGGCCACTTCATTTAGCAACTCAAGAAATTCTTGGTCTGTCATTAGTCTACCACTCCAACAAAACGTTGCGCCCACTCGCGCCAGTCGGTGTAATAAAATGGATCAGGAACGTTCTTTTGGCTAAGTCCAGATATTACGCAGAACTGTTGCCCCCACTCCTGCCATTTTGTTTCGTCGTCCAGCCGCATAAGTACGCCATAGGTTGACAGGTCCATATTGATCTGATCGGCCCAATCACGCAAGCCCATTATAGCTGGTTGCGTGATCACGTGGAGCCTTCTGCAACGCCACCAAGCATGGAGCCGTCGGCCTCACCAACGTGCGCAATGATCTGGCCCATCTGGTAGTCGCCATTGATGGTGTTAGAGGTAAACTTAAACCGCAGTTCGCGGCGTTCTTCTTTGAACCAGACCACTTGCTCGTAAGGGGTAGTTGGCTCTGCAAAGATTGTGCGTTCAGATCCCTGGACTTCTGCCGCCTTGGCATTGGCTCTTCCGGTCAACTGGACCGTCATGTTCTCAGACTGCACAAAGTCTGGCTCAATGGCCTCAACCCGGATCCACTTGTTCTTAGATCCTCCAGAAGGAACCAGCATACTCATGTCCGCCGTCTCGAAGTAAGAAGGGACAGCCGTGATGAATTGGCCGTCGATCTCGTTGACGCCTTTTTCATGCTGCCAGACCTTGTACCCCTCTTGCGGGATAATGATTCGCTGCAAGCCGTCTTCGGTAACCCTTAGGTCTGCTGCCTCAGTGATCCTGTTATTTGCCACGTAAGATGACAATTCCAATCCGCACAATAATGGGGCCGCATAAAGTGGCGACCACTCACCTGCCGTTCTGCCGTTATTAGGTAGCTCGGTGTCATACCAGGTATTCTCGCGGATGTTGTAGATGATGGCATGAGTGCATTCCGTGGCGTCTCCACGCGGATAGCACCACCAGATCTCGCCATATCTGGGGACCTTGTAAGCCCAGACACGCTGGGAGGCTTCTCTATTTAGACCGTCGTAGAAGTAGTTGATGTTTAAGTTATTGGGGATCTCGCGAACCACGCCGTTAAACATCAGCATGCGGTCCGTGCCCAACCAGTAGTAGATGCCGTCGTATTCAATGACTGAGCTGGCAGACAAGATACTGGAATACGGGCTGATCGTGTCAAACTGAAAGATCTCTGTTCCACCTACATAAGAAGCGCGTATGACCGCATCCGCACTCCAAAAGAGACCTGCCGGAGCGTTACCTGGACCGCCTCGAAGTGCCAAAGCCCTGACAATCTTTTGACCTGCTACTCGGGCATTACCTGAACCGGCTCCTGTCAAGTCAGTTGGGTCTCCTGCCACTGACCACCCGACAACGCCGTCGTTGCCAAAGTACATCAGGTAGGGATGCAAGACAACTACCCCGCCAGTTGCACTTACGCCAGCAGGAAACGTGGTAATCTCCGTCAGCGGAGTAGTGCCAGTCATGCTGCCAATGAAGACCTGACCATCATCCGTGTTGCAAAGGCAGCCAGCATTTGGGGCTACTTGGGCGACGATCATGTTGGCAGCTGGTATGGACTGCGTGTCATAGATCACGTCAAACTGCCAGAGGTTGTCATCGTTGTCTAGCAGGGTTGACGGAGTGCGGTCAGTAGTGATGCTAGAGTTGCCTGTTGCGGTTAAAGTAAACCGCTCAACTAAGCCAGCAGATCCAGAGTGAAAGTAAGTCAAACCATTTTCTGTAAATGTCTTGACCCCACGGCTAATCTCGGTCAAGTAGCGGTTGACGACGCTGTAACCTCCAACCTTACGAGGAAGGCCACGTTGCCAACGGACCCATTGGCCGTCCACGTAATAGTCGCCCTCGTACCTAGTACCGTCGCGCTTTATGCCAGGCAGTGACTTTAAGATGACGGGGGTTGTTGCCATTAGAAGGTTCCGCCCTGGATGGGGTCAAGGCCAATGGCCACTTGCGCGGCTGCTTGCGTAGCTGCGGTAAAGACGGCAATTCCAGTGGCTGTTCCGCCTAGGTTGATCAGGGCGTTACCTGCTGTGGTGGCTCCAGTACCACCGTCAGTTATTGCAAGCGGAAGCGAGACGCCAGAGGTATCTGCTGCAACCACGTTGGTGCTGTCACAATAAAGAATCGCCCTGGCTCCTTGGGTGACTGATGTACCTGAGGCAATCGAAGTCTTGACGGTCAGGGTATATGGACCTGTCGTGTTGTTAGCCACCCAGTATTGCTGGACGGTCTGCGGCACGATGATATTGCGGTTGCCAGTCAAGACGCCTGTAAAGCTATAGGCAATGCGGTTTAACTCGCTGCCAGACAAGGTGTAGTTGCCTGTTCCTGCAACGCCGATGGTTGTATAGTCAAACGCAAAAACCGGGGCTTGACCGTAGCCGATCGTGTAGAAGTTGTTGCCGTCCGTGAAGATGATAGCAGAATCGCCTGGCTGAAATGTCAGGGTAGAAGAGCCATTGATAGTCTGCGTGCCTGGAGGATCTACGACAAGGGCTCCGGTGCCTTCGTTGCGAAGCTGCAGGAACCAGTTGTCGCCTAACGTGCCAGCTGCTGACATGGTAAAAGTACCAGCTCCTCCATTCCAGATGAAGGTCTTAGCCCGGTCAGTAATGCCCGCCGTATAGGCGGTGCCAAAGAACGTGACGGGCATGGCCAAGGACAAGAGGGCACCAATGGCAATCAGGCCGGTGCCAGCCAGAGACGCGGCATTTGCAGTTGATACGGCTGCCCCATACTGGAATGCAAGCCAAGTGCCCCCCGCCGTGGTGTTGTTGGTCAGGTAAAGTTGCCAGACTTGACCAGACGTAGGAGCAGCTACCTGCGTGCCGGCGTTGTTCCTGATGATAAAGGAATTAGCCCCAACGTTGTTAAACAGGATGGTCTGGCCTGTAGAAGCTTCCAAGGCACTTGGCAGGGTCAGGCTCCAAGGACCTGAGGTGGCCGTCACGTCCATGATGCCAGCGATTAAGTTTGTTGATGGAGCAGTCTCAAGGGCCCAGTCATACGTAGTGTTGGCGGTCAAGCTGACTGCAGCGTAGCTGATCTCTGCAGGAGAGATGTTGCTGCCGCCAAAGATGTTGGTATAGACGGTCATATTAGGCCTCGTTTCTTACTGCACCGCGGTCAAGGACCTTGCTCATGTCTTCACCTTGCAGCGCTTGTGCTGCTGATGCGTACATGGTTTGCCAGACTGGGATGCGTTCGTCGTTCTTCAGGAATGGAGTAGCTTCCAACAAGGTAGCGTAAAGCAGCAAGTTGGGAGCATACTGGGTAAGCCAGTTGGTCTGAGTGTTATCATCCAACAGGGCAGGCAATTCGTAGTACAGGATCTCGATTGGATAGGCGTAATCCGGAGTTGGCGCAATGATCCAATTAGTGTAGTTATAGTCAGCATAGATGACAGGCTCGTCAACTTGCGTCTCGTCTGGCCAATAGCTTCTCAAGTATTCGTAGCTGCGGGTAAAGAGCTGTTGTCTGGTATTGTTGCCAGTCCCCGTCCCAATGTTCATCGAGATGGTATCGCGCCAGCGGTCCGGCTTGGCGATGACGGCAACGCTAGCCTGCAAGTTTGTAACTACGGCCACCTGAAAGCCCTGGATCTTGAGGTCGCGACTGATGCGGCGTTCTGCAAAATTGATCAGGCTTGGGATCTGCGCAAAGACCAACGGGTCCGTGACCAATGTAGCGCCACGTTCCAGGTAGCTGCGGACGTCGTTCTGCAGCGACGCAAAGGTCATTGCTTGTGGCATTAGACGTTCCTCTCAAAGTGCGGGCAATCCACCAGGCTCTTGAAATTGCCGCCCCAACGGTTTTTGGGGTACAGGCTTTCCCAATAGGCTCCTAATGGAGCCAAGATTGTTTTGTCCCAGATGATCTTACCGTCTTTGAAGAAGTTTAGGTCAATGGCGCAGCGTTTTAAATGGATCGAGTCCATAGTCTTGCTGCGTCCGGTCTTGACGTAGATGGCCTGCTGTTCAGGAGTGCGCTGCAATTCTCCACCAGTCACCATGAAACCTTGTTCGGTGGCGTACTGGATCAGCTTGCAGGCGTCTAATAAGAATGCTGCTTGTTCGGTGCTTAGGCTCATTTTTTACCTCGCATGTCTGCCAGTTTCTCAATAGTGCGTCCGCCAAAATAAGCCCCCATGATCAACATGCCCCAATTTCCAAGCAGCGTGACGTAGGATTCGTTGGCGTTATAACCGTAGGCACTCATCAAGGCAAACAAGAAGTAACCCAGGAAGATGGCAATCAGCGACATCGGACGAATGTTCTTGGACAGCCAGGAGTCAGAGGACATGTCAGCTTGCCAACGGTCGGTGATGTTGTCGGCATCGTTTTGGGCTGCCTTAGCTAGCAATTCCATCTCAGCCAGCTCCATCTTGGCTTTTTCAATGCCAAGTTCTAGGAGACGCTCTTCGTGGTCATATTGCAGCTGACGCAGCTTGCTGACATCTTCTGGAGTTGGGTTGTCACTGATCTTGACACCAAGCGCGTTTTCAACTACTTCTTTGCCCTTGGCTTGGATCGCAGACGACAAAAGACCCAGGCCATTTTGAGCCAAGGTCCCTAGTAAAGATGCAACTATTGGTATCATTTATCTTCCTTTTTAAAGGTCGTCTTTATGCCTGCTCTATCTTCTAAGATAGCAATGTGAAGTCGGTTGACATGAATGTCATCACGATTCTTTTGGATCTCTTTTTCAAGGTCTTGTCGCAGTTTTTCTCTTGCCAGTTCAGCTCCAGTATTGCTGGCTTGCTTATTGTCTGAAGTCACAACCAGGCTGATCTTGCTGTTCAGGATCGTCACCTCGTGCGACAAGTTTGACAAAGCACTCATCAGATAGACGACACAGGAAAACAACAAAGGCAATAGGGCGAACGTGATCTTTTCGATCAGAGCACTCTTGGTTTCCATTGCCTGTATCTTTTCTTCGCTCATTTTTTATCCTTTTCTTCCAAGTTTTTTAAGACCTTTTCAATTCGCGCTTGATCCCGCTCAGCTTGTTTTTGTACCTTCAAGATGTCAAAATACATCATTGTCATGATTGGAAGCAGCAAGCAAAACAAGAGCATCAACAAGACCACTACCACTATGTATCCCGATTCAGGTGAATTGCGTACATCAGGGCCCAGACTTCTAGGACTACTAACAGGACCGCTCCAAGAATTAGTGCGTTGTGCTGCAATCTGTCGATCATTTTTTGTCGTTGCCATTTTCTCTTCCGTTCAGCTATCACCTCTTGTTTAATCTCTTCATCGTGCTTTTTAGCAAGCCTTGCAAATTCTTTTTCATACCTTGACCAAACGGCTCCCAACGCCGGGTCCGTGTGGTAGATCAAGTATTCACGAAGCTCCACTGCCTGCCGCTCAAGTTCAATCTGGTTGAACACATTTTCAAGGGCTTGCGCCTTAAGCGATTTTTCCTTTGGCGGGTTTAACTCGTCGCGCTTTACTTCCTTTTTTATTTCCTCCTGCGCTTCAAAAAACTGCCCAATAAACCCTGAAATCTCCTTCGTTATCTTGTAGAGGTCTGACCCGGTTGCCTTTGCGTCCTTGTAAAGAGCAATCCCTTGCTTGATGCCAGCAATTGCGGCAAGGGCAAGGGTGATCGGCTCAATTTACAGCCCCAAAAGTTTCTTGACAAATTCTGCTGCTACCCCAGGACCCAGCAACACGACTAGTATGACGACATACAAGAGGTACTCAACCCTGGTCATGCGCTTAGAGCCCTCATCAAAGCGGGCCTGAATGCCTTCATACCGTTGCGCGCAGATGGCCTCATGGACACTCAAGCGCTTATCGGTCTCTGTGGCTAATTCTTGAACCGCTTCCATGTCTTTCATTCCTGTACTGGTTGCTCAGGTGCAGTAGCCTGCGCTTGAGCTTCTTTTTGGATGGCGTCTACGATCTGAAAAACGTCAGCGTAGGGCTGCTTGCCAAGGTATTGCAGGATGGCATTTACCAAGTTGGTTGAGAGTTTGATTTCGTTCATGGTTTAACCTTTTGGATATTTAGCTTTAACTGCTTGGCAGTCGGCTATGTATTTGTCAATTTGTGCTTGATCGGCTTTGGCCACACCGTCCAAGTAATCAGTAATTGGCGGGTACTCGGCTTGGCGTTTGGCTATGTAGGCATGAGCATCAATGTAGGCTTGAACTGTGGCTTCGTCATAGGTAACGGGGTTGCCTTGAACATCAAAAGCATCGTCACCACGAATAACAGCAATATTTGTATGCGTAGCATAGATTGCATCGTGTTTTCTCATGCTGAAATCTCCATTAAAGTCATCGTGCAAGTCGCAGAATTTGCAGTTAAAGCATAGTTATTTACATAAATAGTGCCACTTCCATTTGTATTTGCAACTTGAATTTTGTATGTAGTTGCAGAAGTAGTTGCTGGTGAATCTAAATAAGAAGAAGAACCAAAAGCACCCCAATTTCTTTCGGTAGATGTTCCAGACATAATTCCAGCAGTTTGTTCCAGATTTACAATTGTTGTAGAACCACGCAATAGTTTTACATTAGCACCAGCACTTACAGTACTAACTGCTATACCGCCAGCCAAATCTGTAATAACTAAAATTTTGCTTGATGATGATGATGGTGTTATTGTTGCCGACAACCCTAAATCAGCAAGTGTTGCAGAAGTAAAAGATGTATATGTTGAATAAGTAGCATTCACCACTTGCAACACAGACCCCGCAGGCAATCTAGCAACTGCAATAGTTCCTGTTAACTGTGTAGCAACAATACTTTTATTAGTAAGTGTCTGAGTATCAGTTAAACCCACCACAGCACTAGCAGGATTACCTACTCCACCCGCAGGGAAGGTTACCCCTGCTGTTCCATCTATGATTGTTGTCATGCTGATGCTCCTTGTTCATCTGCTGGCAATGGTGTATTGCCCTCTGCTATCCACTTTAGGTAGACTTGGTAGTCTGTGTTAGCGGGGTCAAATGGGATATACAAATTCTGTTCAACAAACAACACACATTTTGATGGTTGATTCGTGATTAAATCATTTGGTAAAAGTTTATACATTTTATAACTCCGAAGAAGCAGTCCATGCACCAGCCATTAAATAAGAAGTCCCTGTTGCACCAGAGGCTGCCACAGAATTAAATCCTACCCCCCAATCTTGGGCGTATACATTATTCGTTGAGATACTTGTCCAAGTAGCCAATGTGCCATTATAAAAACCAAAAGTTCCACTTGAAGAGTTACCAGAACTGTATATCGTAATACTGGGAGCGGCTCTTTTTGTTACTTTAAATGAGATGATTGGAGACCGCATACCAGTATTAGAAAAAGAAGTCCAAAACCCCAAACCTTGCTGGACAAGGTCTGCTGTATATCCATTTACTGGCGCAGTTCCTTGTGGAAATGTCATTTCAAAATACCTCTGACACAAAGCCAACTCAGTTGTAATTGGGCGGTAATCAAAACTTGTTGCGGTACTGCCTTTTTCTAGTTGTACGCCTGTGATGAATAGGGTTGCGCCATTTGTGCCGACTACGCTTGTTGCGCCTGTTGGTTGAATATAGTTACCTGCTTGCCATGCGTTTACTGTTCCACTTAAAGTAGACCCCGCCCCAAGACTAAAAATAATAAACAATCCACCAGAATTCCCTGTTGTGTTCCATGTACCTGTTGTATCTCCAGTAAATGTTACTGTTTTTTGTTCCCATGTATTTGCAGAAGAAATACTGTACGAAAATGGGTAAGAGCGGTCTGCGTTGTAATTTCTTGCAGAACCACCAAAAGTTCCTGTTAAAGAAGAATAAACCCAAAAAGATAAAGTTACTGTTTTAGCGTTTGCTGTCCCAAAAGAAAAATCAGTAATGTTTTGCGCTTCTATGCATTGCAACAAAGCAAAATAATCAGTTGAAACAACACTGTATGCAGATGATGATGTTATTTTTAAAGAATTTCCAAACCCAGTTGGTACAGTAGATGATTGCTGAACTGTAAATTTAGATGCTTGAGCTAGATTTAATTGCCAACGGTCAAGAGAATAAGCACCATTTGTAGGGGTTAAACTAGCCCCCGCATTACGCTGGTCAATCACCATTGCACCATTGATGATGCGGTTCTTGAAGCCGTTATATCCAACAGTTGTGCCAGTGCCACCAGAGGCTTCTGCAAGCGCATTGGTCAACGTAACAACCTGCCCTGATGAAATAGATACCGCCGTAGTCCCCGCAGTTTGAAGCGCCAACACGCCGCTGGTGTCAGCAGTCTGGACTAGACCAGCACTTGTGCTGGCATTGATTGTTACAGCCATGGTTATGCTCCTGCCGCCTGTTGTAGCGGTGTTAAATTCTCAGTTGTCCAAAAGTCCTTGGCAAGCATAATCTTCAAATGCTCTTTGTTGCGTGACACGCAATCTGCCCAATCAGCATCAGTCATCATCTCAGGCTTTGTACCGTTGATGAGGTTTACGCTGTCCATAGCGGCAGAGTAGTGCTTGGCAATTTGTGCTTGTGTGATTTCTTCCATTATTTGCTCTCCAAAGCCACAATACGGGCGGTTAATGAATCATTTAATGCTTTTAAGTCTTTTATAGCGTTAATCATGTGCCATGTGAGGTTTGAAGCATCTACTGATAACACGCCTGTTGATTCTTCTTTCACACAATCGGAACACACTTCTTGTAGTTCTTGTGCTATCACGCCAAGTTGAATGCCTTGTTTGTCAATAACTGTGTGTGCTGGTAGTTCCGTAACTTCTTCTGCTGTGCGATATTCAAAGTTACGAACACGGATTTGACTCACGATGTCCAAACCTTCTGTGTTGTCTACAATATTTTTCTTTAGGCGGAAGTCAGATGTGGTTGACCAAGATGAAGAATTGTTACCTTGATATACGCCACCACCATTTGGTGTAATAAATCCTGTATTAGCACCTTTACCTGTATAACCAGCACCAGAACATACCAATAATTCATTGCTGACATTAGCCCCACTAACATTGGTATTTAACCCAATGTGGGTGTTGTTAGCGCCACCTGTAAGACTGGCGGCAGAACTTATCCCAATGACTGTATTGCCAGAACCAGTATTAATATTAAAACCAGCCTCTCTACCTACGCAAGTATTTGAACTGCCACTAGTAATTGCGTTACCACAATTATCACCAACAAGCGTACTGTAATTAGCAGTTGTAACAAGACTTCCTGCGGCTTCCCCTATTAAACAATTTCTTCCACCAGTAGTAATGCTTTGCCCTGCGTATGCCCCAAAAAGGGCATTATATGAACCAGTTGTAATGGATGTCCCCGCAGAATGTCCTACACCAGTATTAGCCTCACCAATAGTACTAGCATAAAGCGCTCGCCTACCAACCGCCACGTTTGAGGTTGCAGTAGTATTTGAATATAAAGCACTTGAACCAATTGCCGTATTTTCAGAACCAGTGGTATTACTAAACCCTGCTTGATAACCGAATGCTGAATTTTCAGTTGCTGTGGTAATAGATTTAAACGCTTGAAATCCAAATGCTGTGTTATATCCACCAGTAGTGTTTGCATTTAATGCTTGATAGCCCATAGCAGTCAAACGAATACCAGTAGTGTTTGCATACAAGGCTTGATAGCCTACGGCTTCAATATCTCCAGTTGTATTGCTGTAACCCGCTTGATAACCTACTGCTAGGTTGTTAGAGCCTGTGGTGTTGGCGTAGAGGGCATCTTTACCAATGGCTACATTTTGTCCGCCTGTCGTGTTTGCTTGAAGTGCTGATACGCCAACAGCAGTATTGTTGCTTCCAGTAGTATTAGTTTGTAATGCCGCACTTGCTGATTCATTATTTCCACCTACTGCAACATTAGAATCACCAGTAGTATTTGAGTATAGAGCGTAAGCACCAACAGCAGTAATGTGTCCAGTTGTGGTAGCCAAACCAGCAACATAACCTATTGCAGTATTACGACCTACTGTGCTAGCCGACAAAGCACTACCGCCTATTGCCGTATTATTATTACCAGTAGTATTAGCCGCCAAAGCACCAGAACCCACAACCGTGTTAGTAGCAACAGAGCCACCGCCTTCCCCTACTGTTAGACCATTGATAGATGCGTCAGATGTTGTGGTAATCGTAGTAAACGATGGAGAAGCACCACTCACCGCCATAGTTCCTGATGCGGAAGGTAGTGTGACTGTGACTGTTCCCGCTACCGCAGGTGCAGATAGGGTTACTGCCCCAGATGTATCGCCATTAACAACAATGCTTGCCATAATTTTTCCTTAAACGACTACCCAGCGACTACCGCTAGATACTGTTACTGATTGACCTGATGCCACAGAAACCGGACCAGATGACATGGCTGAGTATCCAACCGCTATTGTGTAGCTTGTTGCAACTGTTTGGCTATTGACCACAATACCATTCAATGCAACAGGAACTGACGCTTGCAACTCACCAGTGCTCGGCTTGTACAACAGCTTGGCGTTGCTGGTATTTAATGTTGATGCTGTACCGCTTGTAGCAGTCGCAAACAGCGGGAAAAGGTTGCTTGCAGTCGAGGTGTCGTTGCTCAGTGCCGCACCACCCACAGAAGCCCATGCCGTGCCGTTGTAGCCCTCAAACTCGGTCGTTGTGGTGTTGAAGCGAAGCATTCCGCTTGCTGGCGTAGGTCGCTGGCCTGTTGTTCCCTTGCTGATGATTAACGCACCAGTTGAGGAGAATGTTGAGTCTAGGGTTGCGGTCAACGCGCCTGTTACGGCAACAGTGCCAGTCACAGCCAAAGCCGTGCCGCTCCAAGTCAAACTAGCAGAACCCGTTAAGATCTTAGAGGCATTCAGGAACTGAACTTGGTTTGCTGTACCGTAAGACAGGGTCGCTGACGTGGTGACCGTCAGGGCATCAATCGTAGAAGAGCTTGCGTTAGTGCCAATCTCAATAACGTTGCCGCCGCTGTCCTTACTATAGAGACGTTTGGTGGCGGTATTGACGGCAAGCTCAGCGCCGCCTGCAGCATTGGTCAGGTCACCAGGCGCCGGGGCTCCTGCCGTATCCTTTTTCTTAGTCAGAATTGTTGTCATGCGTAAGTTCCTCCAGAGATTGTACTTGTCCAGGTAGGTGAACCGGTACCCCCTGAGATTAAAAATTCACCAGAAGTTCCGGCAGAGCTAAAACCATAGGCCGTCCCCGTACCGTAAGGCACGGCGCCAGAAGTCGGGGTAGTTGTTCCATTTGTGCCCCCATTTGCAATTGGCAAAGTCCCTGTCACGCCTGTCGTCAAAGGCAATCCTGTAACGTTGGTCATTGTACCTGATGACGGCGTGCCAAGGGCCCCGTTGAAGAGCACAAAGGCCCCAGCTGAGCCCGTGTTGACAGCCAAAGCCGTAGCCACGCCAGTACCTAAACCAGTGATTGAACCAACGGCTGGAGTCACTGTGGTATTTCCTGCCAAGGTCAACTGACCCTGTGCATTGACCGTAAACGTGCCAACCTGAGTGGCCGAACCGTAGGCTGCTGCAGTGACTGCCGTATTAGTGATGCTGAATTGCGTGCCGGTCAATGTCAGGCCGGTGCCTGCCGTATACGAGCCTGTGCCAGAGAACTGAATCCAGGTGACTGGGCTTGTACCAACAACCGTCACTTGGTCAGTCTGCACCCAGCCTGTGCTGCCGTATAACGTGCCATAAGAGACAAACGTAAAGTCACCGCTTGCCATCTCTGCAGCAGTGTCAAAGTCAGTTGCACGAGTAAGAACAAGTCCGCCTGTTGCCCAGGTGTAGATGCCGTTATTGGCAGTAGCAACTTCATTTTTGACTAATATGCGGTCGCCGTTGAGCAGCGTATAACCATCTAAAACAGTCAAGGCTATTGACAGGGTAAGAGTGGCTCCAACGCCAGACGCGCCATTGTTGTAAGTAACCGTGCCCCCAGTAATCGAGGCAAGCGTAGCCGGAGTGGCTGCTGCGCAAGAGGCATGAATGTGAAGACCTTCAGCCACTGCATCAACATATTGCTTAGTTGCTAACTGCAGGGCAGACGTTGGGTCTTGAGTGACGGCCACTGACGTCAAACCGCCAAGGGTCAATGAAGAAGCGCCAAGAGCAATTGCCGTAGTGCCCACCGTGACCGAGCTATTTGTCAAGGAGGCATTGGCGATGTTAGTCAGCGTGTTGCTGCTGCCGCTGATCGTCTTGTTGGTCAGGGTCTGAGAACCTGTCAAGGTTGCAACGGTTGAATCAATTGCAATGGTCACGGCGGTTGAGCCGTTGTAGCTTGTGCCAGACAAGCCGGTTCCAATTGTCAAGGCAGCAGTTGCCGTGGCAGTAATAGTGCCAGAGGCTCCTAGCGCAACGTTGACCCCGTTAAAGGTAACCGAGTTGTTGGTCAATGCAGCATTTGGGATGTTGCTAAACGTGTTGCTGGCTCCGCTCATTGACTTGCTTGTCAATGTAGACGGTATGTCATCATTGACTAGTAAGCGAAAGGCAGTTGTTGCACTAGGCCCTGATGTTGGGCCAGCGTACACGTAGTTAGCAGGCTGAGGAGACACAACAAGGGCAGAACCCCAAGACGGAGCAGCGGCCCCTCCTGAGACCAAAACTTGCCCATTAGATCCTTGCACCGTTTGCAAGAAGCCGTTACTGCCGTCGTTGTACCAGACGGCCCCGGCAGTCAGGCTGTTGACTTGCATACCTGTGCCACCATTTGTCAGGGGCAGCAGGCCGGTGTATTCGGTCAGGTTTGCAAAGTTAAGGGCGGGGTGAACGTGATCACCTTGCGCGGCATTGTTTTGCGTACCAACTGTGGCAGTTCCCAAGGCAACTGGCGTGGTTGTCGAAAAGACCATGTTAATGGTCCGGTCGGCCTGTAAATTACCGCCCCCTGTCAAACCTGTACCGGCAATGATCTGTCGGGTGTCAGGAACATATCCGGAAATGACTAGGGCTGTCGTAGAGACACTCGTGACCAGGCCCTTACTATCTACAGTGACTACAGGAATTAAAGAGCCAGAGCCATACGTACCGGCCGTGACCGCGTTATTGGCGAGCATGGCGTTGGTTACGCCGCCGGTTGCAATGCTCAGGGTGCGGTCTTGGGAAAGATCGCCGCCGCCTTGCAGGCCACCGCCTGTGTTAATCAGGCGAGTAGCCGGGACTGAGACAGTGGACTGCAGGTTGATGAAAGGAACCTGGTAAGTAACGCCGCTGATAACGCAGACCATCGTTGCCGACGACGATGGGTTTGGAGCCACTGGAAGATCAGTGATCCTTGTTGGTACTAGGTTTGATGGTACTGTCATGGGGTCATGTACTCGTCATTTTGGCCAAGGATAAAGCTGTTGTCGTCTTCAGTAACCAAGCCGGCTGGATCGCTAAACAGAGGAGAGTCGGGCCGTACAAAAGGCAGCGTGATCTGATCAGGTTGGCGGGCCGGCAGTCGATAAGGATCAAGGTTGTCTAGGTCTTCACGGCAGACGCGAAGGCCAGGCGAATTTGGATCTGACATTAGCTGGGTCAACGACATCTTCCGGCTGCAGCGGTCACAAAGACCAATGCCCAAGGTGCTGAGTCCGCGAGTGTCTAAGTAGATGCTCATCGAGTGTACACCGCAATATTAGGCGTGAGATATATTGGAGAATCATCGCGTTCTTCGTTCTCGGCCTCAAGCAGCGAACGTTGCGCCTTTTGATCCAAAATAGCCATCATTTGAGGATCAACAGATGGAGTCTCTTCAGCCAAACGAGCTGCAAGTACGTAGACCACCGCGTCATACCAGCGCTGCGGAATCTCAATCTCTTGAGTCATCGTACCTACATCCATGATGTATCTTTTAACCCACACAATCACTTGGGCTGTGATAAATTGGTCTGAGGGCACCGGCCACAAGTTTAAGATGGGGTTGTTGAGCTGCCTGTTCACCCAGAACTGCAACGGGCGACCTTGAAACGTTTTGTTAGGCAAGTTGACGTAGTCGTCTCTGTTCAAGCGGGCCATTGGAATCTCTGTTGGCGTATTGCCAAGAAAGACGTCCGATTGGTTAAGAACTCCAGTGGTAGCTCTAACTCTGAAATAGAGAGTGGCTATTGACCCCTCAATGTCAGTCCAAGTAACTTCATTGGCTACGGTGCCTGGATTAGGTACCGTAGCTAAAGTGGTCCATGTGGTGCCATTGTCTGATGTCTCTAGGGCGTAGCTTGTTGAGGCACCGTTCCAGTAGACACCAACGTTGGTGACTTGAGTGACCGTGGTAAAAAGAGTTTGGTAGATCGTAGACGTAGTGGTTGACGTGCCACTGACTTCTTCCAATGTCCGCAAGTTAGTGTTGAGAATATCAACGATGCCATCTGGCAACTCAACTTGGCCTTGCGCCTGATAAAGAGGCATGATGTCTTTTTCAATACACCATAGCTGCAAGCCTCTATTGGCTAGCATGCTCAAGATTAAATAAAGCGTGTCAAGAGCAAAGCTGATTTGCTCTGAGGAGATTCCTTCAGGAGGAATACGGCAGCGACGATACGCGTGATCAATGACCTTGCGCGTATTGAAAACCGTCGTGCTGACTGTGCCTGAAACTGCCACCGGATCTGCTCCTGTTTGTTAAGTTGCGGCGTGCCGTTGGCGGCAGACCCGGGGTGTTCCTTTTATTTTACTTCATTTGCCCAAATTTTGGAACTTTTGAGTAAGATGGTACGCCGCCTTTAGCAAGCTTTTTCCCTGCTCCTGGACCGTGAGCCTTTCCAGCAGGCATATTGGCATGCTTTTCAAGCTTTGCCTCTACTTTGGCAGGACCGCCCTTTTTCAAGGCAACCGGTTCCATCATTTCCTCTTTAATCATGGTCAAAGGGGCTTTTGCCTTGCGCATCATGCCCACTTCAGCCTTTTTAGTGGCCGGAGTGTCCATCTCGCCTGACATTTCACGCACTTCGTGGCGGACCATGGCCTTTGGGGCGCCGGCTTTACGCAGCAGGGCCACTTCCTTGCGGACAGTGGCTTCCGGTTCACGTTTTGCTGGCATTTTTGGGCCGCCTTTGGCGTATCCGCCGTCTTTCATGGCATGCGAAGCGTCGTACGTGGCCTTCGGGATGCCTTTTGTTGACTTTGCAGTCGATGTTGCCCTAGCCGTTGACGCGGGGAAGGTAAATTCCCCATATTTGATGTTTTTTCCCATGCTATTTCCTTTTTGCGGCTGCGCGCATGTTGTCTACAAGGTTGGGATAGGGGCGTCCGGCAGCGGCTGCTGCTGCCTTTGCGCTAGCTTTTGCAGCAGGCGCTAATTTTTTAGGCTTTGGCAGGTCCTTTGGCCTTGGCTTATCCCAAGGTGCTTTTACTTTGCCTCCTTTTGCGAAGGCCATCTTTTTTCCCATCATATTAGCAGTCCCACTTGTTAAGGGCAAGGGCTTTCCTAGTCGGTCGGCCCTTGTCGTCTTTCATTGGCCCAGGCATGCCAGACATGCGCGCACAAAAACTGTCGCGACGACCAGCCGCCTTGGGGCTTTTTGCCGCTTGCTTTGCAGAGACAGGCGGCTTCAAGTTGCCGCCTGTCTTGCTGTTGTAAGCGTCGCGACCTTTTTGGTTTAACCCGCCTTTAGGATTTTGTCCTTCTTTGCGCGCCCAGACAGCTCCGCCCTTTGCTACAAACAAAGTGCCTCCGCCTTTACCAAACTTGTGATCGTTTACCATGTTGAAATTGCCACACGTTTCCAAGTATTGGCTGCAATGCAGACGTAGATGTAAAGCGAGTCCCAACAAATGTCGCCGGTAGTTCCTGTGTCGCCCGACAAGGTAATTGTTCTAGACACAGGAACGTTAAGCGTATTGCCAGTGATGCCAAAATTGCCGTTGCTGTTAAAAGTAGCAACTGCTGCAGCTGTAGCACCTGCTGCCATCAACAAGACTTGCAAGTTAAACGCTTCTGTGCCTGAACCAACGTTGGTAGTGACGGCTGAAAGTACGGCCCCAATCTCGTTGTTACTAGCTGCGGTCTCACATTGGAAAGCAAGACGCGTCCCAATACCTACAGCCGCCACACCTGAAGTCTGGTGACTTAAAGTCGCGGCAACAGCCGGTGTGTTAGTGTTGGCCGTCTCCACCAAAAAAGTAGGCAGGGAACTAGTAAAAGTCTTGATCTGGTTTGATGTCAGCTTAACTGAAGCAGCGGTCTGTACAGACTCAAACAGCTCAGTTCCAATAAGCGTAGTGCCCGACGTTAAATTGGTGATCGTTACGTTTGCCATTACGCGTAACCCTTGACCATCTCCAAGATGCACCAGTAGGTGTCGCCAGAAGATGCATCAGCCGTGCTAAACACAATGTCGCCAGTAACGCCAGCGCCGCCGTTGTTGGTGATACCGCCAAAAGCGCTCATGTCAAGCGTCTGAGTAGCATTAGACGACGAAAGAAAGAAAGGCACATCTGCTGTGGCATCCCAAAACATCCTGACTTCCATGCCGTGATTGGAAATGTAGATTTTGGTGACGGTAACTCTATCGCATACGGCCCCTGTTGCGCTTGCCGCTAGTGCAGAGACGTCTACCTTTAATACAGCAGACTCGCCCGTACCATCGCTGATGTTTGTAAATTTCATGATGACTAAACGCTCACCATCAATAAGCGTTTGGCTTGTGACTGCATCAGCCATATTTTTCTCCTAAAGACGGGGGCCGAAGCCCCCTGGTTAATTAGGCCTGAGTCACGCCAAGGGCGCCGACGCGAGTTGCGTTAGGACCAACGGCCAATGCCGGCAACAAGATGCCAACAACCAGACGCTTAGCGCCGTCAGCTGCAGACGAAGGAGCCACTGTGCCGCGAACGTCGCCGGTAGTTGTACTTGCTGTGGTAGTCACTGCTGACACTGCTGTTGCAGCATTTTCAGCCAGGGTATTGTCCCAACCCACGCGAGACAAGTAGCCCAGATTTGTAAAACGAACTGGAGAGCCAAACACGTCGCCTGTGCCAACAGACACGGTCACGACTGGAGAGCCGCTGATTGTGATGCTAGAGATCTGGTAAAAAGCTTTTTTGCCGGCAGTTGTAGTTGAAGCAACAGCACCTGTGGCAATCACTTCGCTCATGGCTTGGCTGTAGATGTCGAAGCCAGACACAGTCACGTTACGAGTTGTTGGTGAACCTGCACCAGTGGTCACGGTCACTACGCGCGGCACGTCTACCTGAAGCACGGTGGTTCCTGCAGCAGTGGTTGTTGACGTAACGCCAGTGCCTGCTGTAAGAGTCACTGCACTAGTCCATACGGTAGCGGCCGCAATGTTGGCAGCACCTTTAGTAAGGGGCACGGAGTCCCACACATAGATACGACCAAGAGGGCCCACGCCTTCTGACATGGGCGAAGGATCGCCCAAGTTCATACCCATGTTAGTAACGGCGGAACCTAAAAAGAGGTCATCTGAAAATTGAGGCATGTTGTCTTCTCCTTGAAAAGCTTGAC